GGATCGTCATCATCTGAAAAATTATTAAAACCTGGTTCTTCAAACATCTTTTCAATAGCACCATTGTTTACAATAGCTGCATATCTCCATGATCTCTTGCCAAAACCTTGTTTAGGTTTATCAACCAGCATTCCCATGTTACTTGTAAATGTACCACAACCGTCTGGTATCATCTTAACATTTTTAATTTCTAAATCTCTTGCCCAAGCATTCATAACAAAGGCGTCATTTACTGATACACAATAAACATCATCAATGCCTTTTTTCATAAAGTCCATAAACTCTCTGTCATAACTTGGTAGTTCTTCGCCAGAACATGTTGGTGTAAATGCACCTGGTAAACTGAACAATAAGATTCTTTTGCCTTTAAAAAGTTCATCTGTTGTTACATCTTTCCATGTGCCACCTATAAAAGTACATCCGCCTTTTTCTTCGCTGTCGCCTTCTCTAAATTTAAAAGTGTGAGGTTTAACATGCATAAAATTCCTTGTAGTTAGTAGTTAGTAATGCGTCTTTCGTGGGATTGGTTGGAACCGACCCACAATCTTCCAGGAAGAGTCCATTTCTGATAAAGATTTGGTCCCTACTCAAAACTAAACAAGGTGTCTTCAACCATTCGGTCATAACCCTCCTTGCCCATGCCTTTAGCCCTCTTAAGCTATATTCAGCCAGAAAGAATACTACATTTGCAAATATAATATTGTTACGCATTGTTTATAATATATCATTATTTGACTAGATTGTCAAGCGTGGAATAATCCACATATGATAAATTATCAACTCCTTTCCACTCTTCAATAGTCTGGTTTACACCGTCATTGGCGTCCACACCTAATCTATTGACTTTATAAAATTTTATGCTAGGATTACGTGTAAATAACGTTTTCCATTGCTTAATCCAGTTAGCTGCTGGTGTCGGGTGGTGGTCAGCTGCGACATAATGTTCAGTACCTTTGTATAAGTTATTTACCTTTTTTGTTGTCGATCTCAAATCATGTCCAATCAGATAAACCTCATTTGGTGATTCAACTTTTACTGCGACATTACCTGACATAGAACCAGCTGCCCAACCCTCGTCTTTTTCAAATAAATCTGTTAAACTTTGTGACTTGTCATTCTCTTGTATCCAAGATATGTAAACACTTGTATGGTTTACCTGTTTCATAAAAGATGTCTTATCAGTTCTTAGTATTCTTGCCATACCATTTAAAGATGAACCATTCATCACAAATTCTGTAGCATTGTTTTTATCATTCTCTTTATGTAAATTAAATTCTTTGATAGCTTTTCTATCTTCTTCATTCATAGATGAATATAATAATGTATCGTACATATGAGAAGGACATTTTGTCCAGTTTCTAAAATAACATGGTATCTTTTGACCGATACCTGCATGGTATATTTCGTGCATTATACCATTGTCAACTGATATTAAACTATCAGGTAAAAAATCTCTGTATATGGCATTGCAACCATATATCTTGCCGTGTGGTCTCAATCTTTCTAAATCAAAACCTTTTCTACTTTCACCGTTACCTATACAAAAAACTCTCTTCATTCTATCTTTCTTACTTTGCCTTGACATTCTCATGCCAATGTTTAATAGTTCCTCATGTTTAGGCCATTCTTCATCAAAGTATTTTACCATAACTTAAATTTTTCAAGTTTTTCTAATATCTTTTTGATTGGCTCATAGACAGACCATATTTCTCTAATATGATTGTCCATTTTTTTATTTAACTTATCTAATTTTTTTTCTATTCTATCTAATTGTTCTTTACTCATATCCATTGCATAGCAACAAACCAACCATATAGATTAATTAAACAAAAGTAACCTACTAACAATGTTGGCCATGCCAATTTTCTTCTTATGTGTGCATATACAGCTGTTAAACTACCAACAAAATAACCTGGATAGATGTATCTCATATCTGGATCCACCGCTGTAATAGCTAATGTTAAACTTGCACCTACTATAAAAAAGAAACTAACTTGTTCATAGTAAAATGCTATCTTATCAGAACGATAAGATGACACAAAAAATTCTCTTATTGCTTTCATACAAATATATCTTTCATAATCATTTTACATTCGGTATCATTCATTGATACAAAATTCTTTAATTTAGCGATCTTAAATGAGAGATCAGGCCAAATAATTTTTTCTTTAATACTAATATCCCATGCCTTACCAAACGATAAGATTGAGTTAAAAATAACGGCGGTCTGGATGTGAATTTTCCTTTGAATAAGTAACTGTAAAAATCTTGGATGTTGTCCATCACCAGAGCGAAAAACATCATCAAACCTAAGATTATTACTCCCAAGGTAATTATTGAGTAATACACAATCGTTTCTAAAAAGATAATTATTACTTTCTTTATACTTTCTCCATTTGGTATAAGCTTCAGCACCTTCATTTTCTAATAAATTTCCTATCCATTTTTTACTATCTGATACAAAATTACTGACAAAGAAATAAACAATATCGTTTTGATTATATCTTGTTGATAGTTTATGAAAAAAGTATCTATCATTTCGTTTTGTAAATGTATCCAGTTTGACATTTATTTTACCCTCATATTTGTGAAAATCATATGACTTACTTGTGAAGTGTAATTTAACTGCCAAGTACGTCTTATAAACTTCAAATCCACCATACATTATAATTTATACTCAAAGTTTTGTGTTTCACCACTTATATGTATCTGTTTAGCACCATTCTTTATATGAAAGTGTGTTGCCATTGTTGTTAATGGTGATAAAGTAACTAATCTTTTATAATCTTTCTCTATGACCCATTCTCTTAGTTTACTTATAATTTCTCTACCTGCACCTCTTTTACGTGACCATACAGTATATGCAACCACAATCTCACCTGATCCGTTTGAGTTAGCTGCCTGACTCATATAGTCCATTTCTCTAACTGTATTAGGTATCTCTGGACATAATGCAACACAAACAATCGCCTCAATCTCATCATCATATTTTAGACCAAATATCTTACGACCATGTGTTATTCTAAAACCTAAAGTTAGTTCAGGTCTTACTGGATCCTCTGATACATCTATATCATCTAGTTCAACTAAATCTGTACCTTTGACCCATTTAAAAAAATCTTGTACGTTATCTTTAAACTTTTTCATACATTAAAAACTTATCCAATCTCTATCTTGTCTTATTTCATAATCTTCATAATCTGCTATAGGTATACTTAGTGATAATCTTTTTTGATTAGCTGAGTATTGATGATAATGATGTTTAGGAATATACACTAAATCACCTGGTTTCATAACATGATTAATAGCAGGTTTACTATCTTGTATTTCTTTTAATCTTTGTTTACCCTCTACACAATCAACATCTCTGTATTTATGGTCATCATCATTTAATTCAGTATTCCAAACTTTAATTGTACTTTCGCCCTCACATTGTATAATAAAGTTATGGTTGTTATCAAAGTGTACACAAAAACCATTATCAATATTATGTGTGTTAAAAAATACTTGTGCGTCAGCTGGTGCTTTCCATATATCTTCTATATCTTTTACACATTCATTTATCATCTTTGATAATCTACTGCAATCTTTTATAAAGACAGTTTTATCTTTTAATATTTTTCTAATTGTGCTAGGTGGTACTGCTTGATTATCAGTAGACCATGCTGTGAGAGGCCAATGTAATGGTTCAGTTCTATTTACTATATTCAATCTCTCTGTATTTACAAAGGGTGTTAAATTAATAATTAGTTCTAAGTCTGCCCAATCCAATGGTATGTGATCTTTACATATTTCTGGCATGACATAGGGTGTTCTTAAATCCCTAGCATTTTCAATTAGTAAGTGAGGTATCATATAGGTAATTTACCACCAGCTTTTTGTTTTAATAGATTTAAATTCATTGCTTCTATTTTTATTTTTTCTTTTAATGCTTTAGATGTAAGAGAACCAATTGTAGAAGGATCAATTTCATTCATTTCGCAATAATGTAACATGGCATCCAAATAACTAATACCTCTTTTTTCTTTTTTTATCTTCTCTATCTCTAAAGAAAATTCTTTACTGTTCACGTAAGTACCTCCAACTAATAGGAAAATGATCTTTACAATGCCCGCTTATGTGTTGTGTGACCATTCTTGTTTCTTGTTGCGAATCTTCTTTA